GACTTTCCAAAGGAAACCAAGCCGCACAAAGGGCTAAAATCCCCCCACTAAATAGCCATTACGTTACAGCCAAATCGTTACACGGTGATTTTTTCACTACAAAAAGGAGCAAAATAGCCATGAAATGCAAAAATTGTGGTCGTTTTTTCAAAACAACGGGCCGCGGACGCGCTCCAATGTACTGTAGCGAGAAATGTAGAGTCGATGCACACCGAAAAAAGAACCCAAAACCAACAAAATCAAAAAGACAAGAAGTACTTTTTGAGATTCCAGGCGAATCAAAACCAATAAAAACGACAATACCAACAGACGAATTAACAAAAGACGCATTCGACAGAATGTGTGACAGCAGGCTTGAAGACGAGTTAAGATTCGCGCGCGACATTTTGCATGCAGCGCTCATAAGTCCAGATACGCCGCCAAGCGCATTGGCAAGCATGGCAAAACAATACATAGAAATAACAGAAAAGCTAGCAGGCGTAGTTGATGACGAAAAAGAAGACGACGAAAATATGGATTCGGAGGTAACTTTTGACGCAGTCTTTACTCCAGACCAAAGCTAGGCACTTTATATACCCAGATGGAATAGTTGCATCAGAATTCCCAGCATTACAAAAGAAAGCATTACGATACGGCGTAACCTTTGACTCGTGGCAGTCTGAATTAGGCATGTACATATTAGGCAAACGCAGTAATGGCAAATTTGCTGCAGGAGTGTCTGGCGTAGTAATGAGCTTGCCACGCCAAGTTGGAAAAACGTATACGATCGGAATGATTGTAGTCTTTTTATGTTTAATGCACGAGAAAACCATTGCTGTTTGGACAGCGCATCACTCAAGAACAAGCGATGAAACATTTCGCGACATGAAAGAACTGATAGAAAACAACAGAGGAATAGCAAGATTTGTAAAAGAAATACGCAAAGCAAACGGTCAACAAGCGATTGAATTTACAAACGAATCACGAATCTTATTCGGTTCTCGCGAGAGAGGCTTTCGAGGATTACATGAAGTTTCCGTTATAGTTTTCGACGAAGCACAAATTTTAACAAATAGAGCACTTGACAACGCATTGCCAACATTAAATACAGCTTCAAACCCATTAGCTTTCTACATGGGCACGCCGCCGAGACCATGCGACCCTGGAGAAGTATTTAGAGATAAGCGCACAGCATTATTAAAAGGATCAGATAGAGATGGAATATATCTAGAATTTAGCGCAGACAGAAATTGCAATTTAGACGATAGAGAAGAATGGGCAAAAGCAAACCCATCTTATCCATCAAGAACAAGTGAATTAGCTATATTACGCTTACGTAGACAATTTTCCGAAGACTCATTCAGGCGCGAAGCTCTTGGAGTATGGGACGAACTCGCATTAGCAACATCCGCAATCAGCGACAAACAATGGCAGGCGGCAACAATAAGCAATCGTATAGAAGGCGGCGTTAAAGCATACGGAGTAGAAATCCCACCATCGCGAGACCGCTTAACATTATCCGCTTGCATGAAATACTCCGACGGATACGCACATATTGAATTTTTAGAATCACATCCACTCACAGAAGGCACAGACTGGCTCATCGACTTCCTAGCAGCACGAAAACGCAACATGTTAGGAGTCGGAATAGACGCAGGAAGCGCAACAGGCATACTCTTACAAGATTTCGCAGACGCACACATCCCAACAATATCGCTAACCATGCGAGATGTAGGGCAAGCATGCGGAAGATTCATGGACATGCTAGCAGCTGGAAAACTTACGCATCTGCCAGATGAAGATCAGCCAGCACTCGCAGCAGCAGTAAAAGGCGCATCAACAAGACCTCTTGGCAAAAGCGGACTTTTTGCCTGGGGAAAGTTAGGCGATGACGTAGATACCACACCACTCGTGTCTTGCACAATGGCATTACACGCAGCATTCGTGAGCAAACGACATCCTGGAAGAAAGCAGAGGCTATTAGTATGACGTTACAAGATTTTGAGAATACAAGCTCGCAACTGTTGTCATTCGGTAGCAAAATTGATGGCGTAGACGAAAAAGACATGCCAACTATTAAAAGACTCTACGACACATGGCAACAACATTACGAAAGTAACCAAAAACGAACAAAATACTTTAACGCAGACGAAACAGTTAAAAACCTGAACATTTCCATTCCAGAAGATGTAGCTCGCAGAGTTAAGGCAGTCGTTGGATGGAGTGCGAAAGCAGTAAGAGCATTAGCTGATTTAAGCGTTTACGACGGGCTACAAATCAACGGCGACGATGTGCATAACATGCGCGCAATCGCAGAAGCAAACCAGTTCAGTGTGATTTTGCCACAAGCCATCATAAGCGCATACAAACATTCATGCAGCTTCTTGGCAATATATAATGACATTGACGCAGGTGGAGCAGTAAGAATCACACCTAGAAGCGCACTCATGAGTTCCGCATTATGGGATATGGGTCACCAAGAAGTAAAAGCTGCAATGACCATTACGGGAACAAATGAGAAAAACGAAGTCAACGAAATAAGATTCTGGCTCAAAGGCTACTCATACGAAGTTAAAAAAGTTGAAGGCGCATGGAAAGCAACACTCGCTAAACAGTCCTATCAAGGCGTATCCGTAGTACCAATTTGCTACGATCCACAGCTCGACAGACCATTCGGACGAAGTCGAATCACAAGACCGCTTATGAGCTATACAGATATGGCAATTAGAACCTTCGTAAGAATGGAAGCAACTGCAGAATTCTACAGTATTCCAAAGCTATGGTTCTTAGGTCTTTCTGAAGATGCACAAAAGGCGCAATGGAGTAACTACATTAGTGCAATCAACGGTGTAACGAAAGACGAGGACGGAGACACTCCAACCTTGCAACAGATTACGCAAGCAAGCATGACTCCACACTCGGAAATGCTAAAAACGATTGCACTCATGGTAGCTAGTGAAACAGGTTTGCCAGCATGCGACCTTGGTATTACAACATCAAACCCAACAAGCGCTGAAGCAATGAGCGTAGCAGAACGCAAATTAACGCGCGAAGCAGATAGGCAAAACCTGATTTTTAGCCAATCAATCATCAAAGCGCTCGGCATTGCAGTTTGCTTACAAAATGACGGAATGACAACAATTCCTCCAGATGTTTATGCGGCACAAGTTGCATGGAAACCAACGCAAGAAGTAAGCATGGGAGCTAGAGGCGACTTCTTCAATAAAGTTGCAGCAACATGTCCATCGTACGCAATGAACGAAATCGCATGGCGGCAACTAGGCTTCAGCGATGCAGAAAGCAGAACCTTACTGAACGAAGCACGAAAAACGCGCGCTCTTGAATCACTTAACAGTTTGCTAGGCAAGGAGACGACAATTGGTAACAAGGGAGGATACGAATCGTCTAGCAGCAGCCAACAAGAAGATAAGCGACTCAGCGCAACAGGCGGCACAGGAAGTACTGCAGAAAATAGCTAGTGCACCAACAGAAGCTGCTCGAATTGCTCTCATAGATGAACTGATTCCAGCAGTAGCGTCACAATATAGCGAACAAATTGCTATGGCGGCTGCTAAATGGTATGAAGAAGTCCGTGCAGACGCATTGCCTGACGTTGATGATGGCTTCGAAGCGTCACTCGCACAAACTTATTCCAAGAAAGCAATCGTTGAAGAAATACACGATCACATACTTTCAAACAGGAACAAGTTTGACGAAGCAATAGTTGATGCCATGGATAGATGGGTCAAAATACCAGGACGCGCAACAATCGCAGAAAACTGCAAGCGCGACCCCCAAAAACCACGCTATGCACTAGTGCCACAAGGCAAAACATGCGCTTTTTGCACAATGCTCGCAGGCCGTGGGTTTGTGTACAAGTCTAAAGAAACAGCTCACGCTATGCACAATCATTGCGATTGCGTAGCTTGCCCTGAGTGGGATGCAAATCCAAACAAAATTAGAGGCTACAACCCTGACGCGCTTAGTGATGAATGGGATAAAGCTAAAAAAATAGTTTGGGAGAAAAATAAGGCGGAAGCTCGCAAAAACGGTAAAAAAGCTAGCGAAGTTTTTGAACCAAGCATGAAAGAAATTCTTGCACAGTTACGGAAAACTCCTGGACTTTGTTCTGACGAATGCAAGCCAGTTAATAACGCAAAGAGTTCAAAAGGTTCAATAAATATACCCGACGGAGCGCGTGTTAACAGTAAAGAAAAGCGTGCTATGCAATGGATTGCACAATCAGGGCATAATATTACAGCAAACCCAGTTAAAAATATACAAAATCAGAAAAACCCTGATTTTACAATAGATAAAGAAATATGGGAATTAAAAACTATTTCAGGCAACGGTAAAAACACTATAATGAACGCGCTCAAGCATGGTAGCAAGCAAAGCAATAATCTCATATTGGATATTACAGATACTCCTATAAGTGAAAGCGAAATAATTAAAACAGCAAAATCTCGCTTACGGCGCGTAGAGGTACGTTTAAGTAAAGTATGGATTATTAAAGATGGCAAAACAGTTGGAATATACGAAAGCTAGTCATACCCTCAAACCAACTCGTTACGAGCTTAAAGGGTAAGAGGAGCCCTAGCTTTCATTTCAATTCTATCATATGGCTTTATCTTATTCAATACTTAGAAAGGGATTAACATGACATATCTTGCTAAAGCTGCACTATTCTGTGACCATTGCAAAGCTAAAGTCGAATGTGCACCCGAAGCAGAACCAACACTAGGATTTGACTTGAGGGAAGATTCTCCACTTAAAGGCTGGATAAATGTTGGGTTCAGTCACCACTTATGTGCTAATTGTGCAAAAGTCTATTGTGCTAAACGAGCAGAACTTGAACGAGAACTTAAAGAAGAATACTTAAACGATACTAACGAATTTACGCTATAACTTATAGCAATTATCAGATTTTAGCCACCTTGCAAAAGGTGGTTTTTTATTAACCAGCCCCGCATGGGGCTTTTTTATTAAGGAGAAAAGTTGGAAAACACAACACAAGAGACAGAAACCGAAAAGGTCGAAGAACTCAACAATGCCGAAACTACTTCAACGGAAGAAAAAACCGAGGAAGTAGATTACAAAGCGGAAGCTGAAAAATGGCGCGGGTTTGCACGCAAATGGGAAGCCAGAGCCAAGAGTTCAGAACAAGCAGCTGGAAAACTCAAAGCAGTAGAAGAATCTGAAGCAAAGCTGAAAGAAAAACTATCTGCTATTGAAACACAGCGCAAACACGATGAACTCACACAACTCGTCGCAAAAGAAACTGGCGTACCAGCTGCACTATTGCGCGGTTCAACAGAAAAAGAATTACGCGATCACGCGGCGGTAATTAAAGAGTTTTCCAAACCACGAACAGACAGCATTCGCCTTAACGATGAGCCAGACGGCTTAAAAGTAGACGATACACGTGCGTTTGTTCGCAAACTTTTTTCTAACGATTAAACAAAACCCTATGTAAGGAAGGTAAAAAATTATGTCCATTTTAGAATCTAAAGACCTAAAGCTCCCTGACCACTTGGTAAAGGGAATTGTAAAAGGTGTAACCTCTGGCTCGGCTGTTGCAGCATTGTCTGCCGCAAAGCCAACACTTTTTGGTAATTCCACGCTTGTTACCTTGGACTCGAAGCCGCGTGCAGAATTTGTTGCAGAAGGCGCTAATAAAGGTGCAACTAACGCAAGTTTTGGGCATGTAACCGTAGCTCCACATAAAACTCAGGTAACAATGCGCTTTAGCAACGAAGTGTTGTGGGCTGATGAAGACTACCAGCTTGGCATTATGCAAACTCTCTCAGACGAAGGCGCTGTAGCGTTGGCTCGTGCACTTGATTTCGGAGTCTTCCATCGTGCAAACCCAGCAAACGGTACAACAACCGACTGGACGAACTATCTTACTTCTACAAAGAAAACCGTTGACGCTACTGCAAGCATTGACGCAGACATTGAGAAGGCAATTGGCTTAGTTTTAACAGACGGCGAAGGATTTGACGTAAACGGTTTAGCACTCTCCAAGCCAGCTGCTTACGCTCTTGCTACAGCCAAGGACAAGCAAGGTCATTTAATGTATCCGGAACTTGGATTCGGCACTGGAATGACTCAGTATAAGGGCATTAAGACAGCTGTATCTACTACCGTAGACGGCCGTCCTGAAATGAAGCAAGACAGTGGCATTAAAGCTATTGTTGGTGACTTTACTAATGGCGTATATTGGGGCATTCAGCGCAATCTTCCATTGGAGCTTATCCAATACGGCGACCCAGATGGTCAGGGCGATTTGAAGCGCATGAATCAGATTGCATTGCGTTTGGAAGTTCAGTACGCATGGTACGTATTCGCAGAACGTTTCGCTGTTGTTAAAGCGCCAGCTGGATCTGCAGTAGTGTCCCATTAATAGAGAGGCGTCGGCATGGAAGTGTTCGCAACGTTTGACGACGTAAAGGCTCGCTACCCAGCAGCCTCAACGCGAAACCGTGAAACGGTAGAAACACTGATATCTGATGCGTCAGCTCTTATGCAAGCAAGCGCGCCAAAACTCACAGACAACAAGCGGCTACTTTGCTTCGTTTGTTGCAGTGTAGTAAGGCGCGCTCTTGCAGCAGCTGAAAATGTCGGCGACGGAATGACTGGAGTAACGCAAACGTCACAAACCGTGGGAGCTTTCTCACAATCGTGGAGTTTTACGAATCCAGCTGGTGACTTGTATTTGACTCGTGCTGAAAAACGCTTAATACGAGGGCAAGGAGCGCAAACAGGCTTTCATGTGAACCTTATAGGAGATTCAGATGAAAGGTGAAACAGTAACCGTTCTTTTCCCAGTATTTAACGGCGTTGACGCGCTAAACAATCCTATAGAAGCAGAACCAAAAGAGGAACAAGTAGAGAATGTGCTTGTTTCTCCAGGAAGCGGAGTATTTGCTAACGCAAATGCGGATAGTGAACTACAACCATACGGCATAGAAGTGTCACGCATCTGCTACTTCCCTCGCTCATGGACTTACAAAAGCCTACGAGGAGCAAAAATTCGGATTCGAGGGCGCGAATATTCAGTGTTAGGAGATCCAGAGCCACTAGACGGCGGAATGAGCCCAACTGCTTGGAATCTCGAAGTTGACGTAACAGATAAGGAAGGATGATGTGAGTAAAAATAACGTTAAATTGAACTTTGACGGCTTCCTACAGCTGCGAAGAGCAGCAGGACACACGGTAGTAGCAAAAGTAGCACAAGAAATTGCGTCAAATGCTACATCAATGGCAACAACCACAAAAAGCGGAATACATCCGAAATATGTGGCGTTGCCAGTAAAAGATACTAAACACGGTGCCGTTGCAATCGTTACAGCAGCAAGCAATCCTTCCAAAGAATGGCTGGCAACAATGCGATCAGAAGGACGACATCACTGGTTAGCAAAAGCTGTAGGAGCAGGTAAATGAAAACCATTGAAGAAACAGTTATCACTTACCTCAACACTGATGGACGCATTGACGGGTTTGAAGCGTCAGGGCTTGTGCCACAAAATGCAACAAGCTCAAGTAGCTTCATAACGGTGGAAAAAAATGGCACAAGTATAAGCGACAGAAAAAGAATTTACGCTCTTTCTGCATCAATTTATGCACCAAGCCAAATAAAAGCCGCAGAAGCTGCAGATGCTCTTGCATTCACACTTATGGCAATGCCAGAGCATGCAGAAAACGTTGCAAGCGTGATCATCGATACAGTCACAATCTACCCAGACCCAGACACCCCATATCATCACCGTTTCATGGTGAATTTCAGAATTAACACACCTTTATAAAGGAGATTTTTATGGTTAAAAAAATTGCTATAACAAAACAATTCCCAGGCGGAGTACTTTTCGTAGCGCCAGCAGGCACGCCGTTGCCTACAAATGCTACAGACAAGCTTGACGATGCTTTTAAGAATGTAGCAGACTTGAACAAAGACGGAATTACCACCAGCACCGACATGGACACTACAGACATCGATGATATGGATGGGAAAACAGCAGCGTCATTTATCGCTTCTTATTCAGAAAAAGTTCAGTTCACGATGCTAGAAACAACAGCTACAGTGCTTAGAACTCGATACGGAAGCAATCGCGTCATAGCTAATGGAGAAGATGTAACTTCTTACACTACAGGAATGCCACAGGCTGAGCATATAAGCATTGTTGCAGAGCTTCTCTTAGAAGGTATGAACAAAAAGCAACGCAAAGTATTCCCCGATGCAATTCTTACGGATTCTGATGATGTTCAATATCATGCCGGAGATGCCATTACATACAGCGTAACATTTAACACTTTCCCAGATAAGCAAGGCAATAACTCGTACAATTACTTTGCAGATTTGGGAACATCGTTGCCAGTTAGTGGTGCATCTTCAGAGACTAATCACAGCTGATAAATCTTGCTCACGTAGGGCTTTTATTCCTTTCACTTACGTGAGCAGCTCTTAACAAACCGAAAGGAAATTTCACCCTCTTACATATTCTTAAAAAAGGAATAAATATGACACAAGAAAAGAAAATCGTGCCTAAAGATGAGCCAATTCTTGTATCCATCAAAGGCGTAGAACTTACAGTCGACCCACAAGTGCTAGACGACCTGGAAACATTGGAGCTTCTTTCACAATTAAACCCAGCAGACGATACAGAACCTAACGCTTTCGCACTTATTCCATTACTTAAACGACTTTTTGGAGAAAAGTATAAGCAAGTTAAAAACGCTTTACGAAATAAGGAAACAGGACGAATCACTATGGAAGAAGTATCCTCTTTCGTATCTGAATACTTGCGTAAAGTCTCCCCAAACTCCTCACGCTCGTAGAAATGCTACGCATCGCGCCAGATACCTTACGCGCGGACATTCAAAGATTCTACGGGCTTAACTTAGATGAAACAGGCGAAAGTATACGCGTTAGGCGAATGGCTGACTTGGCAGCAAATTTGCCAGACTGTGCACTTATTTGGGGAAAAATCAACCCACAAGCACAATGGGATACAACGCGACAATTGCTTGCAAATATTGCAGACAATACAGCTTTTCTAGCATTTTGCAAAACAAAAGACGCAAGCAAAGGCAAAAAGTTCAGCAATACGATTAAGCGGCCTGGCTCGAAAACAAACGGTAACAGCACCACAATCAAAACAGGCCATGCGGAAAGCAGTGAAGAATTTTACGCTTTGCTTGGGATAGATAGAGAAAGAGGCAAATAATGGCAAGAGGTGATACAGGTATTAACATTGCGCGCGCTTTCGTAGAAATAGTGCCATCTACAAAAGGCGTAGGTAAGGCTATTTGTGATGCTTTTAGCAATGCCAACAATAGTGTTTCTCAAAAAGGTTCTGAATCTGGCAAAAAATATGCAGTTGGATTCAATCAAAACATTAGCAAAATCGGAAGCAATATTGCCCAAAAACTAACATCAGCCAACTCTACTGTTATACAAAAAGGCTCACAAGCAGGCACAGGTTACGCAAGCACTTTTTCGCAAAAAGCAGCAGGGATAGGCGGTAAAATCCAGCAAGCACTCAACTCTATGGCATCTCATGCGCAAAAAAGCGGTGAAAACGCAGGTAATGGGTTTGCTAAAGGTTTTGGCTTAAAAATGGGCATGATTAGCGGTATAGCGCAATCTGTTACCAGCAAAATTCTTGGCGCTTTTGGCGGTATTACTAGCGAAATCATGAGCGCATCTGACTCTGCGCAAAAGTTTGGTGCAACATTGCAATTCGCAGGAGTAAGCAATAAGCAGATTAAAGAGCTTACCAAATCAACACAAACGTATGCAGATAAAACTGTGTATGATCTTGAAGATATACGCTCAACTACAGCACAGCTCGCGTCGAATGGCGTAAAAGGATACGACAAGCTTGCTGAGGCTGCTGGCAATCTGAACGCAATCGCAGGCGGCAACAAAGAAACATTTAAGTCCGTCGCAATGGTGCTCACGCAGACTGCTGGCGCAGGAAAACTCACAGCAGATAACTGGCGACAGTTATCACAGGCAATACCAGGCGCATCTGGCAAGATTCAGGAGCAACTTAAGAAAAACGGCGTATACACTGGTAATTTTGCTGATGCAATGCGCGAAGGCAAAATTACCAGCGAAGCATTTAATCAAGCATTGCTTGATCTAGGATTCAACGATGTTGCTGTAAAAGCTGCACAAAGCACAGTAACAATCGAAGGCGCATGGGGCAATCTGCAAGCGTCTGTTGTAAAAGCTGGAATGATAATCTTTGACTCAATCAAAGGACCAACAACTCAAGCAATGAGCGCAATTGCAGATGCAATCGGAAACCTAACCAACTCGATGCAAGCACCATTGTCAGCTGCCATTAGTGGAGTTATTGACTGGTTTGGAAAACTCTTTGCGGCAATGCAAAACGTTGGAGTATTTGAATCATTCAAAGCAATATGGCAATCATTGTGCGACATTTTCAAAGAAATATTTAGTATTGCTGAGGGGACGTGGAGTACACTATTCCCCCCTGAAGCTCTTGCTGCAGCCATTAAATTTATATGCGATGTACTTAATGGCGTTTTGCAAGTAGTTAAAGCTCTTGCACCTGCAATAATGCCAGTTATAGCAGCTTGGGCAGCATATAAGACAGCTGTTACTATAGCTACAGCTGTGCAGGCTGTATTTAACGCTGTTATGGCAATGAATCCGCTTGGATTAATAGTAATAGCAATTGGCGCAGTTATAGCAGCTCTTGCATACTTCTTTACTCAAACAGAGCAAGGGCGCGAAATGTGGCAATCGTTATGCGATAGTTTTAATAATTTCACACAAACAATATTGCCGCCTTTGCAGGATGCATGGAACGCATTCTTATACTTATGCAAAGAGCTACAGCCAGCAACAGATGCTCTAAAAGAGGCATTCGGAGGATTGGCGCAAGTGCTAGGAGATACGCTTGGCCCCGTTTTTAGCACAATTGGAGACATCGTAAAAGGCGTAATACAAGTGTTCAAAGGCTTATGCGAATTCCTTTCTGGAGTTTTCACTGGCGACTGGGGTAAATGCTGGCAAGGCATACAAGATATCTTTTCAGGCGTTTGGAATGCTATTAGCTCATTCTTTACTGGCATTTGGAACGGCATAAAAAACGGTGCAAAGGCTGGTATTGACGCAGTGTTCCGCTTTGTTACTGGTTTGAAAGATAGGATTCTTGGATTCTTCAGCGGCGCTGGTCAATGGTTGTGGAATGCTGGTCGCGCGATTCTTGATGGTCTTCTTGCTGGGCTAAAGCGCGCGTGGCAGAGCGTGTGCAATTTCGTCAGCGGCATCGGCTCGTGGATTGCTAAACATAAGGGGCCAATCTCTTACGATAAGAAGCTGCTCATTCCAGCTGGCAACGCCATCATGCAAGGCTTCAGCAAGGGGCTTGGCGACTCGTGGCAAGGCGTGCAAAAACAAGTTGCAGGGTTCACAAAGCAATCTGGGAATTGGTTTAATGACGCAAACTCTATCCGCTTAAGAACTACAGTCATGCCACCTGATGGAGGCTGGAACGCTCAACAAAACCAGATAGCAAAAGTTGCAGCAAACTATGAAGTCGACGCATCAAGAACAGGCTTAACAAAGCAAGATCTATACGATGCATTCGATGGAGTAATGAGCCAAGGCGTAGCACTGAAACTGAACGGTCGTGGCGGAGAAGTTATGGCTGGAATACTCGCAAAACCAATGAACAATGAGCTAAACAAAATGGCAACACTAGGAAGATAAAAGAAGGGAACAATAATGCTGGAATGTAGAATCAACAAAATCCCACTCGACGAATGGGGGCTGAATCTCGAGAAAAAGGGAATCAGCATAGAATCACCAAAACCAACTACTTCCAGCATTACTGTTCCTGGACTCAACGGCGCGCTAGATACAACAGTAGAAGACGATACGCACACAGCGTTCCTACAAAAACGCGCAATCACATTAAGCCTCTACGCTTTAGGCGATTCAGATACAGTAAACGCTCTTTTTGAACATATCGCCAAAGAAATTCATGGAAAGAACGGAAGCCTACAAACAAGCGACTCAAACGGAGAATATCGCGGACGATGGAGCATATCAAACTGGAACACAATACGAAACTGGCAAGATTCATTCCACTGTGCACTACTGCTAGAACTATCACTCGATGCAGATCCATACGTTTATGGCAAAAAGCACACATTCAGGCTGCATGAAGGTGAAAACCACGTGGCAATATCAGGTAGCAGTCCAGTGTGGCCGCAATTCTCGCTCTCCCTTGACACAGGCTCAGCATCAATATCTAGGCAAGATGGCAAAACTCTTACCTTTAGCACAGGCTCACACATGAATGGAGTACTGACAATCAACGCGAATCCGCAAAGCAGAAATTGCAGGATCAACAACAATGTTATTCTTCCAACAATTGATTCCGACTACTTCACGCTGCTACCAGGAGCAAACACAATCACATGTACAGGCTGCAGCGGAACGCTCGAAGCAACACCATTAACTTTAATGTAAAGGAGCATCAATGCGATTTGCTCACGTAAGCTACGACGGCATATTAAAGCCAGATATTACATCTATTATTAAAGCGGTAAGCACATGCGCAGTAGACGGCACAGATACTCTTGATATTACGACGCTTGATGGTGGTATGGAGAAAAATGACCGCTTGCTTTACTTAGATGGCAAAGACTTGTGGCATGAGGATATTGTACAAAGCGTTGAAACACAGCGCGACGAAGGCAAGCCAATTACTACAGCGTATTGTGTGAATTCTATTGCAGAACTTGGAAGCGTATACATACTAGACAAACGAGGGCGAAAAACAACCGCACCAGAGCGCGCGAAAGTAGCATTAGAAGGCACGGGATGGAACGTTGGCACTGTAGATAACGGCACCATACGCCATTACGCTGATCTAAACTTCTACCATCAAAGTGTTCTAAAATCTTTACAAGACATTGCAAAAGTATACGGGCTTGAGATTGAAACTAGCATAAGCGTTGAGAATGGTAAGGTTACGGCTCGTACTGTAAACCTATTGGAGCAGCGTGGTAATAAGAATGCTGAAAGGCGATTCGAATACGGTTGCGACTTAAAGAGCGTTAAGCGAACTCTTATGGCTGAGCAGGTTATAACACGCCTTTACGCTTGGGGTAAAGGCGAGGAGAAAACAGACGATGATGGTAACTCTACTGGCGGATACTCAAGGCGCATTGGGCTTAAAGAAGTAAACAACGGCAAACCGTACCTTGATAATATTGAGGCTCAACAGTATTGGGGAGTGCTTGAAGGCGATGCGGTTTTTGACGATTGCGATGACCGTAATGAGCTTTTAAAGCTTGCTAAGGCGCGACTGGCTCAAGTGTCGAAGCCTCAAGTAGCTTACGAAGCGGACGTGGTAAATCTTGGTCGCGCTGGTTTT